GAACCCAACTTTGTCCTTTATTCGTGGCCATCGTTATGTTATTAATATAAGCGCATCTGGTCACCCGTTCTGGATTCAAACAGTTTCAGGAGCATACAGTTCAGGAAACATTTACAGCACTGGCGTAACAAACAATGGCGCAGCCGTTGGAACCATCATATTTGAAGTTCCCTACAACGCCCCTCAACTTTATTATGTATGTCAGTACCACTCAGGAATGGCTGGCTCTATAACAGTGTCTGATCTAGGACCAACTGGGCCAACAGGGCAAACAGGAGTAACTGGTAGTACAGGTGTAACTGGTAATACAGGTGCAACAGGTGCTACTGGCGCAACAGGTCCTACAGGAAATACTGTTGCAAAAAACTTTTCTGTAACAAATTCAGGCGGTTCGTATTACATAATTGATGGTGTTATTAGCAACCCAACAATTACAGTTGTTAGAGGGTATACATACTTCTTTACTGTAAACGCATCCGGGCACCCATTTTGGCTTCAAACAACTAGCGGAGCATATAATTCTGGAAACACTTACTCCACTGGTGTGACAAATGGCGGAGATGACGTCGGGTTAATAGAATTCACAGTAGCAGCTGGTGCTCCAAGTACTTTATATTACATATGTCAATATCATTCAGGAATGAACGGTACGATTACGGTGATTGGTTAACAGTCTGCAGTACTGATTCAATAGATTAGGAACTTAAATGTATAAAGAATATGTAGTTACTGCTGCTAATTTAGAAACTACAGACTCCATCTGGGATGATTTAGTAAAAGATGGGTTTACATCAGAAAATATTCCTGAAAGAAGCGTTGAAGTTGCAGATGAAAGACCGTTAAACAAAAAAAATACTACCTATTTATTGACTAAAGAAGAAGCAGAGTCACTAAAACAAGATCCTAGGGTAATTGATGTTTTTGATATTTCTGAATTTGCTGTGACTAAGTCTGCTTTTCAAGAAGGTAATTTTAATAAAAACACAACTACAACAGGGGAAAAACAAAATTGGGGACTGCTTCGTCATATACTAGAAACTAACACTTTTGGTACTTCTGTCGATGACCCAGGCGGGACGTATAATTATGTTTTAGACGGTACTGGTGTAGATATAGTTATTATTGATACTGGTATTCAAGCAGATCATCCAGAGTTTCAAAATGCCTCTGGGGCAAGTAGAGTTCAACAGATAAATTGGTTTACGGCAAGTGGAGTTGGTGGAACTATGCCAACAGGACATTACACAGATTATGACGGACACGGGACTCATGTTGCCGCAACAGCTGCTGGTAAAACATTCGGTTGGGCAAAAAACGCACACATATATTCAATAAAACTTCAAGGCTTAGAAGGACCATCTGACCCTAATTCTGGAATTAGTTATTCTAACGCTTTTGACTGTATCCTAGGTTGGCACCTAGCAAAGACTAACGGAAGACCTACGATATTAAATAATAGTTGGGGATTTATTGTTTATTGGCAAACAGCTGGTACAGACTCTTTAAGCTTTGATGGGGTAACAACATACCCAGTAACTGGGGGGGTTTATAGAGGAACTGCTTGGTCTGCGGCATTAAAAGATACAAGTAAAGGTTTAATTGGTCAGCAAATAAGTGCTACTACAGAATATGTGTTTCCATATAAAATAACTTCAGCAGATGCTGATATAGAGGGACTTATAGACGCAGGAATAATTGTGTGTACTTCAGCTGGAAATAATGGAATGAAGCATGATGTTCTAGGCGGGACAGATTACAACAACTACGTAACAGCAACTGGTTTAAGTAACTACTATTATCATAGAGGGTCTTCTCCCCACAGTGGCAGCAACCCTGGGTTGGAAGTAGGGTCTACAGGGTTAAATTTCGTGTCATCTACAGAGGCTAAATCTACATATAGTGATACAGGGCCTGGAGTGGACATCTACGCTGCAGGAGATAGAATTATTAGTGCTATGAGTAGCACAAACGCTTATGGTTCAAATTCTTCCTACTACATAGACTCAAACTACAAACAACATCTTTTAAGTGGTACATCTATGGCTTCCCCCCAGGTCGCTGGGATATGCGCTTTGCTTAAGCAGGTTCACCCAGATTGGACGCCTCAGCAGGTCAAGAGTTGGGTAGTAAATAATGCAAAAGATGTGTTGTATTCCACAGGTGAAGATAATGACTATGCTAACTCAGCTAGCATATTAGGCGGAGTGCAAAAATTGGCGTATATGCCAATGAGCGGTCAATTAGTCTATAGAATATTAGAAGTATAAAAGCAGAGAATTACCTGTTTTTATCCTATTCAAATACAAAAAATCACCTTTTAAAAACAGGGTAAAATTGTGTTCGGGAATCATCCCACTCGAGTGAAATGAGATAAATCTATGCCAATTAATTTCCCAGACTCGCCGTCCGTAAATCAGACGTTCACATCTGGAACAACAACTTGGCGTTGGAATGGCACAGTATGGCTAGTAGTTCGTGACTTTGCACCAACAGGTGCTACAGGTCCTACAGGTCAAACAGGTGCTAATGGACAGACTGGTGCGCAAGGTAACACTGGTTTAACAGGGGCTACTGGTTTAACAGGAGCAACTGGTTTAACTGGTGCTACAGGTCTTACTGGTGTTACAGGTGATGCTGGTGCTCAAGGTAATACTGGTGTAACAGGTCAGACTGGAGCAAACGGTAACACTGGTGCAACTGGTGTAACTGGTGCGACTGGTCTTACTGGAGCAACTGGTCTTACTGGTGCTACTGGTTTAACTGGTGTAACTGGTGAAACAGGAGCAAACGGTAACACTGGTGCAACTGGTGTAACTGGTGCAACTGGTGCGCAAGGTAACTTCGGCGGTATTACTGTCGAATACAACTTTAGTACTAACACCACTGTTTCTGACCCAGGGTCTGGCAACGTAAAGTTCAACAACGCTAACGTATCTATCGCGTCAAAGATGTCAATCGATGACGAAGATGCAAATGCAGTAGATATTCAATCAATGCTACGTACAATTGATGACTCAACAAGCACAATCAAGGGTCACTTACGCGTATCAAATAAGGCAGATTCTACAGATTTTGCTTTACTTACAATCAGCGCAGTTACAGAGCAGACAGGCTACTTTGAAGTAGATGTTGCTTATGTATCTGGCTCATCAACATCATTTACAAATGGTGAAGATGTAATTATCACTTTTGCAAGAACAGGTGATGCTGGTGCTCAAGGTAATACTGGAGCACAAGGTAATACTGGTGCTACTGGTCTTACTGGAGCAACAGGATTAACTGGTGCAACAGGCTTAACTGGTGCTACTGGTTTAACGGGTGTTACAGGTGAAACTGGTGCAAACGGTAATACTGGAGCAACTGGTGTAACTGGTGCAAACGGTAATACTGGTGCAACTGGCTTAACTGGAGCAACAGGATTAACTGGTGCAACAGGTCTTACTGGTGCTACTGGTCTTACTGGTGTAACTGGTGCAACTGGTAACACAGGTGCTGATGGACAGTTCTCAACAACTGAATCATCACCTCCAACAAGCCCAGCTCCTGAAACTGGAGATGCATGGTTTGATCCTTCAAACGGTATCGTATTTATTTATTACGATGGTTTCTGGGTTGAAGCAGTCGGTGGAAACGTTGGTCCTACAGGTATCACAGGAGCTACTGGTGTAACTGGTAATACTGGTGTACAAGGAAGCTTTGGCGGCGCAACATTTGCTTACGCCTTTGACACAAACACAGCTGACTCAGATCCAGGTGCTGGTGAAGTTAAATTCAACCACGCAACCCTAAGTTCTGCAGCATTAATGTACATCAACGAAGCCGATGCAGACGCAGTCAATATCGGATCGTTCCTTACAACTATCGATGACTCTACAAACCCTATCAAGGGACATGTAAAGGTAACAAACAAGACAAACGCTGCTGATTATGCGTTGTTTACAATTGTAAACACCACAATTGCAGGTTCAGGCTACTACAAGGTATCGGTTACACACATCGCTGGAGCTACATCATTTAGCTCTGCCGAAGCAGTAACAGTTACTTTCGCCCGAACAGGTGACGTCGGTGCTGATGGTGCAACAGGTGCTACTGGTGTAACTGGTCAAACAGGTGCAACAGGTTCAAATGCAGTACTAACACTGGTTCTAAACGCCCAGACTGGTACTACATACACACTTGCTGTTTCAGATGTTAATAAGCTCGTTGAGCTTAGCAACGCATCAGCAATTACCTTGACAGTTCCAACAAACGCAGCAGTTGCTGGGTTTGTTGTTGGAGACCAGATTAACCTTCTCCAAACTGGAGCAGGTCAGGTCACAGTTGGAGGAGCTGGAGTTACCATCAACGGTACGCCAGGTCTGAAACTTCGTGCTCAGTATTCATCTGCTACGCTTATCAAGCGTGCTACTGATACATGGGTACTTATCGGAGACCTCTCCGCATAACCTAACTATTAGGTAGAAACTGCCCATCTTCTCACGAGGGTGGGCAGTTTCTTTTATATAGAAAGTTCAAATTTATAGTATAGTAGTCCTATACCTATGCCGTAGTAAGAGAGTCACATGCCTATTGATTTTCCTAATAGCCCAACCGTAAATGATTCATTTACCTCTGGGACAACCACATGGAAGTGGGATGGCACCGTATGGAAGGTTGTTCGCAACTTTGCTCCAACGGGTGCTACTGGCGCAGTTGGAAACACTGGTGCGCAGGGTAATACTGGTGTAACGGGTAATACTGGTGTAACAGGCATAAATTGGCGAGCAGCCTTTGATTTCATTGAATATAACGTTCGTGACGTAGTTCAGTACAACGGTAGTTCATATTTTTGTAATACATTTATTGCAAGCGGGGATGTTGCCTCACACATCCCTGGCGCCTCTGCCCGCTGGGATTTACTCTCAGCTAAAGGAAACACTGGTCCGACTGGGCTAACTGGTGTAACTGGTGTAACAGGAGATGATGGACAATTCTCAACAGTTGCCACAACACCACCAGCAGCACCTGAGGCAGGGGATGCGTGGTATGACTCCGCATCAGGAAATGTATACATTTACTATGATGGTTATTGGGTTGAAGCAGCAAGTGCCAATGATGGTCCTACTGGAAATACAGGGGCAACAGGGGCAAACGGAAATACAGGTGTAACAGGTTCGAGTGTAACTGGTAATACGGGTGCTACTGGCTTAACTGGTGCTACAGGACTAACAGGTGCGACTGGATTAACTGGTGTAACAGGTGAAACAGGTGCTAATGGGAATACTGGTGCAAACGGTAATACTGGTGCTACAGGTGCTACAGGACTAACTGGTGCAACTGGATTAACGGGTGTTACTGGTCCAACAGGCTCACTTTTTGCAATAGCAGATCCAACCGAACCAGTATCTCCTAGCGATGGACAACTTTGGGTAGATACAGATGGCACTGCTCCAACTACAGTAGTAACTCGTTGGTCTAAGACACCTACTAATGGAACTACAACTCTTAGCGGTACAGATGACACAACAAATACTCTTGCCTATACACCAGGGTATGAGCAGGTATTCCTCAATGGTGTACTTCTATCACGTGGTTCTGACTACACAGCAACTACTGGTACCAGCGTAGTACTTAGCGTCGCAACAATTACAAGCGATATTGTAGAAATCATTGCTGCCTTGCAGGTGGCATACACTGATGCAATTACAACTACTGCTGCAGCAAGTACCTATATTGCTAAAACTATTACTACCACTAAGGGTGACCTTATTAGCGCAACAGCGGCTAATACACCAGCAAGGTTGGGCGTTGGAAGCAATGACCAAATACTTGTGGCGGATAGTACCGCCTCTACTGGCTTAAAATGGGCAACGCCTGCAAGCGGTATGACTAATCCACTTACTACAACAGGCGACACAATTTATTCATCAAGCGGCACAACACCTGCAAGATTAGGAATTGGCACTACTGGACAAGTCCTGACAGTCGCTGCTGGAATCCCATCGTGGGCAACACCTTCAAGCGTTACTGTTTTTCCAGCATTTTCGGCAACAAATAATGGAAGTCAAGTATTTTCAGCAGCAACATTTACAAAAGTAGAGTTTCCAAACGAGGAGTTTGATACGAATTCAAACTTTGCAAGCAATAGATTTACTCCGACAGTGGCTGGATATTATCAAATCAGTGCCGGTGCAACGGCAGATTCTGGCACCTCATCAACATATTATTTAAGAATCTACAAAAATGGTGTTGCCTATAAAACTCTAAGCAACATAAGAAGTCAATCAGAATGTTTCGGTTCTGGTAGTCTCTTAATCAATTTCAATGGTTCAACAGATTATGTTGAAGTCTTTATTTATATGAGTGCAGGATCGCCATCCACAGGCGGAGCATCTACAACCTATTTCACTGGAGTGGGAGTCAAATCATAATGAAACTATATGAAGCAATTATTACTGCTTATCCTGAATTGAAGGATGCTGATTTATATGCTTTAGGCATTACTTTACAAGATAATTTGGACGGATTAGGCGCATATATTGACAAGTGGGAATACGCTAAGCCAATTCCTGACGGATTAAAACTAGGTAAATAGTGGAACACTTGACTAAGATTTACACGACAAAGGAAGAAGGAATCTAATGGCAACCATCTCAAATACGCCTAGACCAGGCTATGTCTGGGATGCTACCGACAATGTTTGGTATCCAATCGGAGTAGGTGGACATAGCCACTCTGAGATTGCTAAGACTATTGCAGATGCTAAAGGCGACCTTATTGTTGGTACTGCTGCAGATACTGTTGACCGCCTAGCGGTAGGCAACAACGGCGAAACTCTCGTAGCAGATAGTTCCACTTCAACAGGACTTCGCTATACAGAAAACTACGCTGCGGGCAAGAACAAAATCATTAATGGTGATTTTTTTGTAAATCAAAGAGGGTTCACATCTGAAAGCAATGGTACAAACTATGTTGCTGACCGTTGGAAATATTCTGCGACTACTACTGGAACTGCTTCAATAAATGTTTTTACTCCAGGAACTGCGCCAGTTGCAGGATATGAAGGCAAAAACTATCTTCGTATGGTTACATCTGGACAAACTGGCACAAGTGCCTCAGCACAATTTACAAGCCGCATTGAAGATGTTCGCACATTTGCAGGTCAAACTACAACATTATCTTTTTGGGCTAAAGCATCTAGCGGCACACCTTATGTTGCTGCAGATTTTTTGCAACTATTTGGAACAGGTGGTTCAGGCACTGTTGTTGGGACTGGACAAAAAACTGCAATCACAACATCTTGGGCTAGATACTCATTTACATTTGCAATAGATTCTGTTTCTGGTAAAACTATATCAACTTCTAATGATTCATCTGTACAGATTGAAATATGGACATCCGCTGGAAGTGATTACAATGCCCGCACCGCTTCAATGGGCATACAATCAGCAACCATTGAGATTTGGGGAGTGCAATGGGAAGATGGTTCAGTCGCTACCGCTTTCCAAACTGCAACGGGAACAATCCAAGGAGAATTAGCCGCTTGCCAGAGGTATTATGTCCGTTTAGGTGGTGCTGCACTCTATGAAGCAGTAGCAAGCGGAGCATTTGAAAGCGCAACAGCAGCAGTCACGCTATTCCAATGCCCAGTTACATTGAGAGCAGCAGCCACATCAGTCGAATACTCGAC